TTATTAAATTATCCTGCTTCCGCCGGAAGTTGAACATTGCGCGATAGCGGCCCTTTGCTTTCTTCTTACCCATTTGATTCCCTCTGCTAAAAAATGTACCTCTGGCGAAGTTCACCCCCTCCGCATCACTCACTCAACCGCCCCATCCAGGCGATGGGCATGCAACCCTGGAGTACCTGGCCCCATGCCATAAAATAGTAAGTCCCCTCAATCTCTAAAGACATCCATCTCAAAGTTCAAAGCCAATAAATTTTTTAGTTTTTGAATCCTGAAAAATAAAAATTTTCATATATTTAGAGTTACCACACAGAACACCACCCACTATGAGTATGTTAGAATTAGGCAACCAGAGAGAAGAACCATGGCGAAAAAGAAAATCACCGATTACCAATTGGGTACTGTAGATGGCCTAATGACCGGATGGCTGGACCAAGGGCTGAAAGTGTTTGCAGTCCGACACCAAGATGTCATCATGATCTACACCAACCGCACTTCCCGTAAGGATATGAACCTCACCACCATTGCAGCCCATAGGGAATTGTCATCCCGCGAGGATGGCCACAATACCCGTAAGGAGCTCAAAGATGAGAATGAGGTCCACAAAAAGGAATGCAGCTGGTGGGTGCATCAGGAATGTGATTGCGAAGCAGGGTCCTCAGGCTTATAATCATTGAGCACTTACTTAGGAGAAAATTATGACAATGATCCCATCCTCATCTCTGGCCCAGGCTCAGATGATGGCAGTACAAAGAGCTCAGGCTTTGGCAGTAAGAAAAGACCTTGGCCTGAAAGCAGAGGTGAATGTCCATCCCATCCCAAAAGCCAGCCCAGTGGTGGTTGAGGATGATGGTTTAGTACCTCTGGCCACAGGGATTGTCATTGGGAGCATACTTTTTTAAATAAACTGTAGCCAGCTGACAGTCGCGAAAATAAGCTGGGGTCGTACTTCTGACCTTGCTGTGGAAGTATTTCGCCCTTTAGGCTACTGCGACCAGTGGTCTATTTGGGCGTTAATAGCAAACAGGTAGGGGCGGTTGAGTGAGTGATGCGGAGGGGGTGAACTTCGCCAGAGGTACATTTTTTAGCAGAGGGAATCAAATGGGTAAGAAGAAAGCAAAGGGCCGCTATCGCGCAATGTTCAACTTCCGGCGGAAGCAGGATAATTTAATAAACAACCTGATGCAGTGCAGTTTTTGTCAAGGAGCTGGCTACCACACCCGAATACACGGTGGGCCATATGACTGTTTCACCTGTGACGGTGGTGGCTTCGTATGCTCTTTCTGCTGTTTCCCTGAAAGTATATGTGGCTGTGGCACAAAGAGATAAAACAACAGGATGCGACTGCTCGCGGCAGAATGGGATAAAGCATCCTTAAACATACGGCAGGCAGCCGATCCTGTCATCCTGACCTTTTCTGATAACATGGACCAAAAGGAGGCATCATGCCAAGTCACACACCTAAAGAGCGCAGCAAGCGAAAAGCCACTTCCACCAAAAAACCTTCCACGAAGACCACATCCCATAAGCGTAAAAAATAATCTGACCTTTCTGTTATCATAGATCCACGGAGAAAAGTATGTCAGCTGGGCCTTACGATAGCGCTTATAAGAAGATTACGGAATTACCGCCTTTACCGGCCGTAGCCGCTGTAGATATATTTGCCCTTCTGAAACCGGCCACTGCTTCTGAGAATCCCATTCTCTACCAGGCCACCATGGCCCAGTTGCTCACATTTATAAATACTGTTGCTGGGTTTGTTATCGGGCCGGCCGCATCTCTGGATGGTGAGATTGTAATTTACGATGGCACCACTGGTAAGCTCATAAAGCAGTCAGGATTGCAGCTGTCTGTTGTGAACGCCCACATCGCTGATCCCCTTATCCATTTCACAGAGGCCAGCGTAGATCATGCCAACATCCTCAGCATCGGGGTAAACTCCCATGCTCAAATAGATTCCCACCTTGCTGATGTCACAATTCACTTTACAGAAGCCAGCATTGACCATGGAAATATTCTCAGCATTGGTATAAATACTCACGTCCAAATAGACACCCACATTGCTGATGGCACTGTTCATTTCACAGAGGCCGCCATAGATCATGCAAATATTCTGAGCATAGGCGTAAATTCTCATGCCCAGATAGATACTCATATCGCTGATGGCTCTGTCCATTTCACAGAAGGGTCCATCGACCATGCCAACATTCAGAACAATGGCACCAACACTCATGCCCAGATAGATACTCACCTTGCTGATGTCAGCAATCCCCATGCTGTGGATATAGATGATGTCACGCCCACCACAACCAAGGGTGACTTGATTATTGAGAATGCAACAAATGCAGTTCGCATTCCTGTGGGGGCTGACACTTTTGTTTTAGTGGCTGACAGTTCTGAGGCAGTGGGGGCTAAGTGGCAAAGCCCAGCAGTAGGCCCTGGATCTATTTCAGATCAGCAAAGTGTTTCCTCTACGGTGCTGACCTCAACCACAAGTCTAACTTTTGTAGATTTGTCGCTCATGACGCTCACAACAAACAACACAGTGAATCTTGATTACACAATTTTATTCCAGGCAATTGTGGAGAACACTCAGAACAATGCAACAATCACACTGCAATGTATGGTGGATGGGGTTGTGGCAGCTGAGAGTATTTTCTCACAGTTTTTACAAACTAAAAATAATCCATACACTGCAAATACGATTGCCCTAAAACTTAATGTGGCAGATGCAAAAATTGTTAAGATACAATGGAAGACTGATAAAGGCACTGCGGAAATAACAACTAGAACTTTTATAATCTCAGGTAAAGTTTAATGGCACACCCACCTTACAATTACTCAGTAGCAGCTGACACCCTCAATGGGCTTTATAATGGTGACACACTTACTATTGAAATAGATGATTCTTCAATCGCGCAGTCGCTCCTGAGCATGGGAACTGAGGGCGACACACTTGGTATTCTTTTCCCAGCGGCATTAACATCGGCAGATGAAACAACTTTAGATGGGTTGATTGCGGCCCATGCGGGTGATGTCCTCCCAAGCGGCCAGTTTGCTGTTTACTTTACGAAGATGAAAACCATATCGTCTGACTACACGCTGGACTGCGTGGGGGCTAATGTCATGTTCGCTCATCTGACAGTAGCGGGGAATCTAACACTTAGTCTGACTGGGCTCTCCATGAACCTGATGCTGTACCTAATGCTTAAGCAGGATGCAACTGGTGGCAGAGTGATCACGCTTTCAAGTGACTTCCTGTTGGCTGGCGGGGCTGTGACCCTGACCACTGCGGCCAATGCAATGGATAATTTCATATTTATGGGTAGCGCATCAGCCCATGTCCATGAACACGCCAGGGCCCTGGACGTTAAGTAAAAGGCTAAAGCTTGAACTAATCCAAAAAAATAAGTATCATTTACCCAGCACATGAAGAAAGGCAACATCCATGGCTAAAACTAAGAAGGCTGTAAAAACAGTCAAGGGCTATAAAATTACAGTCCGAGGTCAATATAGATCCAGATCAGAAGCAGGCGTCTCAATAAAGTTCTTTGAGCCGCTTACCTTCACACTCCCAGAATTCTCAGAGTACAAGAATGGCCAGAAGTGGAAGAAGCACAAGACCCCCGATGGCATTGAGAAAAGAATCTCAGTTCCAAATATTGTGCGTCAGAATACAATCAACTGTGCAAATCACATGATTCAGCGTTATTACCTGATTCCTGTGCTTAAGGAGAAGTATCCTGATTTTGTGTCACTTCGTACCTGTGAGATCATTGAGAAGAAGAAAGTCAAAGTCGATGGCGACTTGGCCAGGTCAATCACGAAGATGCCAATTGAGGACATGAATGAATCTCAGCTGCTTCTTTTTGTGGCCATGCATGACATCATTGTCACCATGGACATCTACCCAGATTTGGGTGATAAGCGTATTGCAGTTAAATTTGCTTATGAAGATCAGCTTAAGTCAAGTCAGGAAGCTTTTGACCAAGAAGAAGATTTCGATCCTTTATTGTCTGAGCCAAAAGGTTTCTCAGGTGACTTTGAAGAAGAAGATGATCTCCTCGAAGACCTGATTTAAAAATGGCAGGCAAGGGCACTAAGGCCCAGAATACGAGGAAATTCCGTGATAAGCTCGAAGCTTTCATGGATTCTGAGATCGCAGGAGATTTGGACAGGGAGCAGACTTTCGGGTTTAGCTCCCTGCCTGAGAACATCAGAAATGATCCAAAGCTTACACACATGGATCTTTTGGTGTACCGTTTAGGTATGCAGGCCCTTTCAGGAAACGATAAATCTATCCAAGAAATCCTAGACCGGCTTATGGGCAAACCTACTCAGGTGAATGAAAACCTGAATATCTCCGCGACTTATGAGGATTTCTTGGAAACCTGTGTGGGCAAAGATGTCATAGAGGCCGAGGTGGTGGAAGTTCTGCCGCCTCCAAGAGACACCAATCAAGAATTTGAGGATCTGGGAATATGAGTGAAGACACAAAAATGAAATGGTTTTTTTATGTATGTGGCTTCTGCGTATGTCACACATTTATAGACTTTATTATGTGGATATGGAGATGTGTTGAAGTGAGCGTTGTATTTAGATGAGTGACATCAAAAAAAGGGCGGTGCATAGGCGCTTAACGACTGATTTTAGATATTACGCCCGAAGGGTCCTAAAGATTGAAACCAAGGAGGGCGGTGAGCCAACCCCCTTTATCCTGAACAGATCTCAGGAATTCCTGCACAAAAGCCTGGAAGACCAGATCAAAGAATGTGGATGGGTCAGGGCCTTGATTGTAAAGGGCCGGCAGCAGGGAATGTCCACATACACAGGTGGCCGCTTCTACCACAAAATCACTACCCAGAAGGGTAAACGCACTTTTATCATGTCCCACCAGTCTGAATCATCCAGCAAATTGTTCACGATGGTTGAGACTTATTACGACAACACCCCCGTCCCACTTAGGCCAATAAAGGATATTGACAATGCCACACACTACAGATTCACAAACAAATCACACTACAGGGTCGGAACAGCCGGCAACGCCAACATTGGCAGAGGGGGCACTGTCCAATTCTTTCATGGTTCAGAAGTTGCCTACTGGGAGAATACGGAAGGGCTGGAAACAGGTATCCTTGAATCAGTTGCGGAACTTCCAGGCACAGAAATAATTTTAGAATCCACAGCCAATGGCATGACAGGGTTCTTTTATGAGCAGTGCGTGGCCGCCTTGGAGGGCAAAGGGGATTACATTCTTGTCTTCATCCCATGGTACTGGCAGGAAGAATACACCCGACAGCCAATTGAGGGTTTTAGACTGAACACAGAAGAGGAAGTCTACAAGGGCCTCTATGAATTAAATGATGGCCAGATGTACTGGCGCAGGAAGAAGATTGAAAAATTTGGCCGTGGTGATCCTGAAAAGGGCAAATGGAAGTTCATGCAGGAATACCCAGCCCATGTCATGGAAGCTTTCCAGACATCTGGTGAAACCCTGATCGGGGCCAGAGATGTGATGGCGGCCAGAAAATCCAAGGTCACAGACATCCATGCCCCTTACATAATTGGATGTGACCCAGGCCGCAACAAAGACAGAACCGTGATTGTTCATCGCAGAGGCCGCGAACTTTTAAAAATAGAGACCTTTATTTTTGATGACAAAGAAGATGTTCAGATGATCATTGCTGGAAAGCTTGTGAACATAATCAAGGATATTGACCCTGACAAGGTGTTTATCGATGTTGGTGAAGGCCATGGAACGATAGACAGGCTCAAAGAATTGGGCTATGGCGATATAGTTACTGGCGTTAAATTTGGCAGCAAGGCCCTTGATGAAGATCAATATGTGAATAAACGTGCTGAAATGTGGTTGCTCATGCGTGATTGGATTGAGCGTGAGGACGGTGAAGTCAGCATCTTAGATACTGATGAACTGCAAAAAGACTTGACCTGTGTGCCAAAAGCCAAGGAAAATTCTAACGGCCGGTTCCAGTTGGTGAGTAAAGATCAGATCAGAAAAGACTTTGGGATGTCACCAGACATCGGGGATGCAGTGGCTTTGACCTTTGCATATCCAGTCAAACGGGATCTGCCAGGTTCCAGAGGATTTCAGAAAATTAAAAATAAAAGCGGAAAAGGCAGTCCTCTTTCGACAAGACGACGTGTAAACCGTATAATGGGAAACCATAAGTAAAGAGAGAAGAATCTTATGGGAATCGAAACAGCAATATTAGCAGCGGGGGTCAGCGAAGATCGTCGCAAAAGTGCTGAAGAAAAATCACAAAAGAGACAGAGATTATTATCACAGAGGCTTGGCACTACTGATCGAGAAGAAGATCGCCTACAGCGTGTGGGCCGTAGTGCTTTAATAGCCACTTCTGATCAGGGTGTTTTAAATGAAAATATTGGCAGGAAGAAACTCACGGCAAACTAAATGGCTACAACAACGATAAAAATACCAACACCTGAAAGCATTGCAAAACCTGGTAAGGAATCTGCATCTGGGAAGCTTGGCGACCCTGAGGTAGAAAGAATCATGAGAAGGTTTGACAGCCTCAAGTCTAAAAAACGCCCATGGTTAGAAAATTATCAACTACTTGGTGAATTTATTCATTCACGTAAGCAGGAATTTACATCTGCACATGAGGCAGGGGAATTCCTTAACCGTGAGTTGTTTGACAGTACAGGCCCCAAGTCTGCTAAAACTGCGGCATCTTCTTTAGTTTCACATCTTTGGCCACAGGGCACGAAGAAACGACTTGTGCTTGAAATGCCAAGGTCACTTAAAAATACTAAGAGCGATGAGACCAAAACATATTATGAGTTTGTATCTGAAGTTATTCTTGATGTCATGGATGATCCTAAGGCTGGGTTTGCTAATGCCTTCCTTGAGTATATGCTTGATGAAATTGTTTTTGGAACTGCTGGAATAGAAGCAGAGCCGCATCCTGAAACAAAAGTTAATTACACACCATGGGATGTTAAGTCCATGCACATCGCCCAAGGGCGCAACAGCCTGGTGGATACAGTCTACATTGCCGTCCAGCGCACAGTGCATGAGATGGTTGCTGAATATAAAATTGAGAATGTCAGCAAAGAAACCAGAGAAGCCTTTGAGGACCTAAGACATAATGACAAGGTTGATTTGCTTATTGCAATCGAGCCGAGGATGTCTCCAACTTTTAATAAGCGTGGCAAAGAGGCAATGCCTTTTCAATCCAAGCACATTGAAATTAAAAATAAGCACATGGTCAGAGAGAGTGGCTTCAACGAGATGCCCATCAAGGTCGGACGCTTTTCAAAATTAGCCAAAGAAGTTTATGGACGCAGCCCAGGTATGGATGCCTTACCAGATATTTTGGAATCCAATGCAATCTGGGAAGCAGTAACCATTGCCATAGAAAAAACACTTGATCCTCCTTTGGGAGTTCTTGATGACGGTAAATTGGGCGGGGGTGAGATTGATACTTCAGCCGGAGCAATAAACGTATTTAACTTATCTGGTAGAGCCGGTGAGAAAAATCCAATCTTCCCTCTCTTTACCGTTGGAGAAATTAAGCAGGTAGTAAATCTGCTTGACAAGCTTGGTGAATCAATCGGGGATCATTTCTTCATTGATAAGCTTTTAGATTTTAACAATGAGACAAGGATGACTTTAGGTGAGACGCAGATTAGAAACCGCCTCCGTAATGCTGCCCTTGGCTCTGTTTACACCAGACAAATTTCAGAAGTCATCCAGCCAATCATTGAGCGCACTTTCAATATCCTCCTGGCTGGTGGACATCTTGGCGTTATCAAGGGTTCTGTCGATGCTGACATTGCGGAACTTCTGGGTGAGACCCCAGTAATTATCCCTGATGAGGTAGCCCAGCTCATGCTTAAGGGCGAGGATGTTTACAAAATTGAATTCTTCACGCCAGCTATGCGTATCATGCAGGCCGAGGAAGCCGAAGGAATTTTCAGACTTTATGAGATGGCCCAGCAGATCGCTAATACTGGCGACCAGTCTGTGCTGGATTCTCTGGATGCTGATATTGCCATAAGCTTGTTTGCTGAATTGGTCGGAGCGCCATCAGAGATGATGAGATCTGGTGAAGAAATTGCCCTCATACGTGAGGACAGAGCCGAAGCACTTGAAAAACAACAGCAATTTGACGCTGCTCAACAGGCTTCCGAGGCCGCCCGTAATATTGGGCAGTCTGGTTTGGTGCCTACTTCAGCCCCAGCACCGGCAGCCGCATAGGAGAAAAATGAATAAACCTAGTCACTTTAGGCAAACTGACGAAGAAAAAGAACAACAAGAACGAGAAAAGGCCGAAAAACGAGATAAGGCCAAACAGATACACAAGGACATCAATGAGACCTTTGCCACCCCAAGTGGCATGAGAACTCTCAGATGGATGATGAACCTTTGTGGATATCAAAGATCAAGCGTTGTTGTCGATCCTACTTCTGGGGAAGTCCAAATCAATAGCACTGTATACAATGAGGCCCGAAGGGTCTTATACTTGAATATCCGTCAACCAATTAAACAAAGCACTTTGAGGCTGGTGGAAAACGAAGGTCTTATGGAAGACATCGATGACCTATTTACATAGAAAGGCAGTCCAATGGACGAATCGCAGAATATAGAATTAACAACACCGGTTGAGGAGCAAATCTTCCCAGAGTTCTCATCTCTGATCCCAAATGATTTTAAAGAAAATAAGATGCTGGGAGAGATACCTGATGTCCCTACCGCTATAAAAATGCTGGTGGACCAGAATGTAGCACTCTCTAAACGTCCAGCCGGCATCCCTCAAGATAATGCCACTGACCAAGAATGGTCTGATTACGCTACAGCACGGGGGGTTCCTGAAAATGGGGAGGGGTACGCATTTGCTGAGTTACCTGAAGGCCAAGAGCGAAATGAGGCTTTCGATAAAGGCATCCGTGAATTATTCAAAGCCGCTGACATTGACCCCCGACAGGCCGCGAAGCTTGATTCTGGGTTCTCAGAGCTCATGGGCAGTATGTCTGAAGCCATGAAAGCTGAATCAGAAAAGTCAGATGTTGACTTCGACAAACTCGGCCAGGACACCTTCGGGGATAATATGGATCAGGTCATGAAGACAGCAAAAGGGCTTTTGGCCCAGCACACCCCAGAGAATATGAAAGGCCACTTGGATACTTTGTCCAATGAGAACCTGATTATCATGGCTGGTGTCCTGAACAATTTTGCCAAAGAATACATCTCTGAAGACAAATTACCAGGTGATGGTGCGGGTCAAGTTAGTTTTGGAAGTGAAGCTGAGAAGCAAGCAGAGGGCATTAAGTTGATGACATCTCCTGCTTACCAAGATGCATTCCACCCAAATCATAAAGATGTTGTTGACAAGGTACAAAAACTTTTCGGGAACTATCAAGGTTAAGCTTGCTTTTAGCTTCTGAATAAGATATTTTATTGATGGTGGTTCACCGTTCTCGGCCCACCTAATGGCGGTAATACCGTCCGTCTAGCTCGACGGGTAGAGTTAGGATAGCGCCCATTGTCTTTCGATGAATGGTTTACGTTACTGAAAGTGAATTTTGGTTTGTAAACATTCAATGAAAGGAATGTTATTATGGGTGCTAATACCGAAGACAGACATCTGATTACGCAATTCTCTGCGTCAATCCATGTCAAAGCACAGCAGAACCGTTCACGCTTGAGAGCTCACTCAATTCTACGTCCAATGACAGGCGATAACTTCGCTTACGATGGCATTGGTCAAGTGGAGGCTCGTGAGGTCAATACACGTTTCACAGAAACAGTTTTCGATGACATCGAAAGACTGAGACGTAAGATCAAGCGCAGACGATTTGTTGTTACATTGCCAATTGATGCCTCAGATGTACGTGGCTCTTTGCTCGACCCCCAAGGTCATTATGCAGAGGCTTGTATTAAGGCTATGGAACGGCAGTTTGACCGAGTAGGCGTCGAAGCAGCTTTTGCTGACGTTCAGACTGGACGCGAGTTCGGTACTACTGAGACATTCGCAGTAGATGGTGGAAACACTGTCAACGCTACGGCTGGCCTCACTTATGAGAAGCTTTTGGAAATCAATAAGTTCTGGACAAACAACGAAGTGGGAATTGATGAATCAGTTTCTCGCGTCATGTTGTTAACTGGTACTGAGATTGAAGCTCTCATGCAGGAGACAGAACTCACCAGTGGTGACTTCTCTCGCCACTTTGTGGTTGATAAAGGAACAATGGTTATGGCCAATGGCTTAGTCTTGATCCCTTACGGTGCTGATGTACCCAACCCAATTCTCAGCGTTACTGGCGGAACACGCGATAACGTTGCTATGACAAGTATGGCTTTGGCTTTCGGTCTTTCTAAAGAAATGACTATCAATATCCAAGACCGTTCTGACTTAGTGGAAACTAAGCAAGTGCAGATCATCGGGGAGCTTGGTGCGGTACGTACCGAGGGTGTCCAGATGCAAAAAGTTCAAACCACCGCTTAAGAAAGGAGTAACAAATGGCTGTTGAAAACAAGTATGTCAATGCTGACATCGCTGCTGACAAAAAGGCTTTGGCTGCTCTGAATGGTGGAGCAAAGACCATGCGTCAACTTTTCAATTTTGAAGTTGCTGTTGCTGATGATGACGGTTCGATTTATCGAATTGGTAAAAACATCCCAGGTGACTGCATCGTTACTAAGATTGAATTGTTTAATGATGCTATTGCTGGTGCTACAAGTTATGACATCGGCCTCTATGAAACATTAGAGGACGGTGTTGGTGGTGCTGTCATCGACAAGGATATTTTCCTTGCCGCTGAGGACATTAATGCGGGTAATACTCGCGCTTCGTCCGTGAATGGTCTATCTGCTGTTGCCATCGAAGACTTAGACAAGGACATTGCTGCCTTGGCTGGTCACGATTTCGATACTCGCAAATTAGGTTACGACATCGCTGTCACGGCTAACACCGTTGGCGCTGCTGCCGGTACTGTTTGTGGAATAATCGAATACGTGCAGGGCTAAACAGTTGCCTTTAAGTGCATAGGTCGTGGAGGAGTTGCGGTCCCGTAACTCCTCCACATTTTACATAGGAGGTTAATATGTCTTTAACAGCACCGAGTAACGAGGTTGATATTTGTAACCTTGCCTCCATAAAATTAAAGGGCGAGAATGTTGCAAACATCAACGAGCCCACGACTGATCTCGAACAACTTTTTAATAATTATTATCAACAGGTTAGACGTGCCACATTAAGAGCGCATCCCTGGAATTTCGCATCTAGGAGAGCTCAACTACCTTCGAGCACAGACGTTCCTGAATTTGGATTCTCACACGCATTTGACCTACCCGATGGTTTTGTCAGGCTCAAAGGTGTGTATGGAGATGATGGAGCTTTTCTCTTCAACCCTGAAGGGTACGATGTTGAAGATGGACAAATTCTTTTTAATGGTGAGGGAACCACTGCACTCAACATTAAATACATTTATGACCACACTCAAATTGCTAAGTGGGACCCACTTGCCATCAGATTATTCGTGGTGAACCTGGCCATCGAGCTTGCACCTAAATTAAGTAATGGAGCAAACTCAAAGATAGCCAGCCTTGAGAAATCTAAGATGACAATAATGGCGGAGGCCACAGCAATTGATGGTCAAGAGCGACCACCTATCAGAGTTCAAAGAAGTAAGTTCTTGAGAGCCCGTAGACTTAGATCAAGGTTCGCAAGCGGCACCACTGATACAGGCGCTTAAATGTCAATAACTACAACATCCATTCAGAATTTCTCAGGTGGGGAATTATCTGAAAAAATGCTGGGCAGGCACCGCTTAGGTATCTATGCCAATGGTCTTCAACGTTGTAAGAACTTCATCCCTGAAACTGAAGGGCCATCAACTTTTCGTACCGGCCTCATTCACGTAAACCACACCCGCCTTAATCAAATTGCTGATTTGCAAAAGTTTGAGTTTAATGATGAACAGGCATACCAGCTTGAATTCACAAATAAGAAAATGCGGTTCTACCGAGATAATGGTTTCATACTTGAAGACACAGTGTTCACTATCACAGGAATCACGCAGGCCAATCCAGCGGTAGTCACCACAAGTGCGCCCCATGGCTATACCACAGGTGATGAAATACCTATTGACAGTGTGGCCGGCATGACAGAGGTGAATGGTAAGTCATTCCTCATCACTGTGACTGGGGGTTCCACCTATTCTTTGCAGGACATAGATGGCAATAACATTGATTCCACAGCATTCACAGCTTACAGTTCAGGTGGAAATTCATCTAAGATTTTTGAGATAGACACTCCATACACAGAGGCTCTGGATTTCTTCAAGATTGAGAAGACACAGAATGCTGATATTATGTATCTCACACATGATTTTTATGAGCCAAGAAAGCTTACCCGTACAGGAAATGCTGCTTGGACATTAAGCCGGTTCACTAGAACAGCTGATCCCTTCTTGATTAAAAAGGTTATCGGAGGGGTCACACAGGCCAATCCTGCTGAGGTGACTACAACTGGTGCCCACAATAAAGTCACTGGTGACATTATGATTATTGAGGAAATTGTGGGGATGACTGAGCTCAACAGTCAGCCATATATTATTACAGTGACAGCGGGAGACAAATTCACTCTGGCTGACTTGGATGGTAACAACATAGATTCCACAGCTTTTACTGCTTATGGGAGTGTTGGCTTTGCCTCTGACCAAAAATTACTACCTGCTGCCTGCGCCTTCTATGAATCCAGGCTATTTTATGCAGGCACAGGAAACAGGCCAGATGGAATATTTGCTTCACAATCCCCAGAGGGTTCAGCAGATTCAAATCCAGGTGAGCCAAGGTATGATGATTTCACGCTGGGAACTGCTGATGACAATGGTGTCCAATTCTCTATCGCCAATGCTGAGGTCAATAAGATCTTCTGGCTGGAAGGCACAGACAAAGTTCTGATCGCTGGAACCTTTGGAACTGAGATTGAGATCACAGGATCAACAATTGATGCCCCAATCACACCAACGAGCATTAAGGCCAGAGCCATTAACCGCATCGGGGTGGAGCAAGTATCCCCTGTTAATAAAGACAACAGCATTCTTTATGTCCAGCGGGGTGGCCTTACATTAAAGAGTTTGCAGTTTGATGCTTTGGAAAGAGCGTCCTACACGCCCAGAGACAAGAACTTAGTTTCCGATCACATCACAGAGAGTGGCATAAAGAAACTTTCTTGGCAGACAGGACGCCCTGACATAATTTGGGCTGTCAGGAATGATGGCATACTTTTATCCCAGACCGTAAATCTTAAGGAAGAGATTGAAGCTTGGGCCAGGCATGACACAGGTGCCTTAGGTGAAGACAAATGGCTGACAGTTTCCACCATGCCAAGGCCCTCAAGCTTTGACCAGATGTGGGCCGTGGTTGAAAGAGTGATTGATGGAAACACCAGACGCTATGTTGGATTTTTAGCCGATGAAGTCATTATGCCTAAGAGGCATGACTTCATAACCGGTGATGCAAACAAGGATGTAGATGATGCAAATTTTCTTAGAGCCATGCAGGAAGCCCAAAAAGAGTACATCCATTTGGATAGCTCACTCACTTACGATGGCTTAAACACTGTCACTACCATGACCCCTGCGGCCGTCACAGGAAATCCAATAACCTTCACGGCCGGTGCCGCTACTTTTGTGGCTTCTGATGTGGGCAGAGAGATCTGGAAGAAGGCCACAGCAAAAGGCGCTGGGTTCGGCAGAGCTAAAATCTTAACCTTCACAAATACCACAACCGTTGAATGCCAAATCCTTCAGGACTTTGACAGCACTGATGCCATGCTGGCTAGTGGTTGGTATCTGACAGCGAACTCTATTTCAAACTTAGAGCACCTTGAGGGA